CGTCAAACTATACTGCTGTGATAACATGGAATTTATGAAACAGATACCAGATAACTACTATAATCTGGCTGTTGTCGACCCCCCGTATGGGATTGGAATGGATAATTCAAATAAAAGAACAAAACCAGATAGGCCAAACAGTTACACAGATTATCCAGATTTTAGATACCATAAAACAAATTGGGATGCAAATAGTCCAAATAAAATGTTTTTTGATGAGTTGTTTAGAATATCAATAAATCAAATCGTGTGGGGTGCTAATTATTTATGTGAATTTCTACCACCTGGAAAAGGTTGGATATTTTGGAACAAATTGAATGGATTAAATAATTGTTTTTCTGATGGTGAATTTGCTTTTTCATCAAAAGGTGTTCAGTCAAAATATTTTGAGTGTTCTCAATTTGTGAATTTGAAAGGTGGTAAATCTCGTATCCACCCCACACAGAAACCAACGGAATTATATAAATGGATTTTGGCCAACTATGCAAAAGAAGGTGACAAAATATTTGATTCACATGGTGGATCGTTTTCATCTGCGTGTGCTTGCTTAGATATGGGATTTGATTTTGACGGCTGTGAAATAGATCAAGAATATTTTGACAATGCAGTAAATCGGTTGAAAAACAATGTGCAAGAGTATTTGGATTTCACGTAACGTTTGACGTGTGTGGCGTTCTTTTCTACGCTAACACGTTTGTTATGCGATTTCAAAATAAGGAGATGTAATGAAGCCAGATTATCAGATTAAAAATGTAAAACTTTATAACTGTGATAATATGATTTTTATGAAAGAAATACCAGATAACTTTTATGATCTGGCGATTGTTGACCCACCGTATGGATTAGGTAAAAGATTGTCTCAAGGTGCTGGGAAATTAAAAAATAGTGCCTTGCAGAATATGAATAGCGAATGGGATATAAAACCAGATAAATCATATTTTGACGAACTTTTCAGGATATCTAAAAATCAAATAATTTGGGGTGGAAACTATTTCAATCTACCTCCGACAAGAGGGATAATTTGTTGGGATAAAAAACAATATATGCCAACATTTAGTAGATGGGAATATGCTTGGAGTAGTTTTGATTGTCCTGCTAAAATGTTTGACAAATATGTTCAAGAAAAGCGAATCCACCCCACACAGAAGCCAATTCAACTTTATAAATGGATTTTGTCAAAATATGCAAAAGACGGGTGGAAACTGATAGATACTCACGGAGGTTCTGCAAGTATCGGGTGTGCCTGTATTGATGAAGGTTTTGATATTGATATATTAGAAATAAGTAAAGAAATGAGCAACAAAGCAGTAATGCGACTAAAAAACAATGTACAAGATTATTTTGATTTCGCATAACACTAAGATGTCACGGCTTGCCGTGAATCGGCTGTTATGTGACAAACTTAACAAACAGCTTGACAAAAAATTCTTACAGAATTCAGTTGACGTATAAGAGGAAAATATGTTCATAGATGAGATAGTAAAACAGACAGCAATCAATATAAACAAAGACTGGGTTTGTGATTATGCAGGTGAGAACATCAAAGGCGGTCAAATCATCTTACATATTAAAGACGGGAAAATAGTAAAGAAAGAAGCTAAACAAACAATAGAGTGATATAAGTCTTGCTCCCGGTTAATTAACGGTCTTCATAAAACCGCCTCCTTCCGGGAGTGAGCAATAAATAAGACGGCATCAATAATAACGACCCGGCTTACAGAAATGTAGGTCAGGTCGTTTTTTTATTATGGGGAAGAATGAAAGTAGAAAATATAAAAATAGCAGATTTAATCCCATATCATAACAACCCTCGTATAAATGACGGTGCAGTAAATCACGTTGCATCTTCAATATCTGAATTTGGATTCAAAGTGCCGATAGTCATAGACGACTCAAATGTCATTGTAACGGGACACACAAGGCTCAAGGCTGCTCAAAAGCTCGGATTGATAGAAGTACCCTGCATTCAAGCTGATGACCTGACACCGGCACAAATCAAAGCATTCCGATTAGCAGATAATAAAACGAGTGAGTTCTCGGTTTGGGATTTTCCTCTGTTGGATGCTGAATTGGAAGAATTGAAAGAACTTGGATTTGATTATGATTTTGGGTTTATAAACGAAGAAGATTTTGGTGAGGATTTTGAATTGCCTGATGGAGATAAAGAACCATTCCAGCAAATTACATTCACTTTAGCAGATGCACAGGCTGAACTAATCAAATCAGCCTTAACACTTGCAAAACAGGATATTGATGTAGAAACCTTTGGAAACGAAAACAGCAACGGAAACGCAATTTATAGGATAGTGAACGAATGGGTAGAGCAAAAGAAATAAGAGTAAAAGTAATTCCTTCAAAGATTGCAAATACTTTTGTGAGAAAAAATCATTATTCGGGAAGAGTGGTCAATACGTCAAACCTACACTTTGGATGTTTTTTGGATGGAAAGTTACACGGTGCAATGAGTTATGGGTCACCTATGATTAAAAAGAATATATTGCCGATGGTTCAAAACACTGGATGGAATGAGATGCTAGAGCTTAACAGAATGGCATTTGACGAATATCTGCCTAAAAATGCAGAATCAAGATGTATTGCCATCTCAATAAGATTAATAAAAAAGAATGCACCACATATAAAATGGATTTTATCTTTTTCTGATGGTACGCAGTGCGGAGATGGAACGATTTACAGGGCAAGCGGGTTTCATCTTACTTCAATAAAGAATAATAATAGTTTGTATAGGTTGCCAGATGGAAGAGTTATTAATAATTTAAATATGACAGGAAAATATATGTTGTCAGATTTAGCAAAAAGACAAGACATTTCTTCAGCTTGGAGCTACAACAAGAACGCTAAGATACTTGGGGCAAAAAAAGTGCAAGGTTTTCAACTGCGTTACATTTATTTAATAGACAAAGCTTGCAAAATAACCGTTCCGATATTACCATTTTCAAAGATTGACGAAATGAATGCCGGAATGTATAAAGGCAAAAAGAGATTACAAGCGGACGCTCATAAGCGAGGTTCTAAAAACCATTTAGAAAAAGGCGGTGCGAATCCGACCCGTCCGCTCCATTTAAAGGTTACTTATGGCTAAAACAGGCAGACCTAAAACAAAGATCGACCTTGACCAAGCTGAAAAGCTCGGTATGTTGCAATGTACGTATAAAGAATGTTCTGCATGGCTTGGAATAGCTGAATCTACGCTAAAATCACATAAGGAGTTTTCGGCTGCTTTTAAAAAGGGCAAAGAGAAGGGTAAACTTTCACTCAGACGTTCTCAATTCAAATTAGCTGAGAAGAACGCAGGAATGGCAATCTGGCTCGGTAAGAACTATCTTGGACAGAAAGACCCTGATAAAGATATAATTCAACAAGAAGACCAAGACGAACTATTCAATAAGCTGAAAGAAGTATTATGATAAACGCACGGCTTTTACCTCAAAAATTAGTAAACCTAACCGATAGGCAGAATCAGTATCTAAATGACACTTCAAGGTTCACTGTAGTTTCAGCAGGGCGTAGGAGTCGTAAAACAATTATTGGAAAACGTAAAGTATTAAAAGAAGCAATCAAAGTACCTGACAGTAAATTCATATATGCAGCACCAACACAACAGCAAGCAAAAGCTATATTTTGGGATGGGTTGAAAAGAGACACTTATTATTTACGTAAAGACAAATCAGAAGTTGATAAATTAGTAATACTAAAGAACGGGACACATATACAAGTTGCCGGGTTAGATAAACCTGAAAGAATAGAGGGTCAAACCGATATACCTATAAAAGGAATACACATCACGGAGTTTGCAAACGTGAAAGCCGATGCTTGGGATGCGAACATAAGACCTATATTATCAGATACAGGTGGATTTGCTATTCTTGATGGCGTTCCGGAAGGCAGAAATCATTATTATGATAAAGCATTATACGCTTGTAATGGTGTTATCCCTAAAAGTTACAGCACAATAGGTGCTTACGCTTCTTTTAAAGACTGGGCGTTTTACACTTGGTTTTCTTCTGATGTTTTAGATCCTGCTGAGATGGAAGTTTTAAGTGGTGAAATGGACGAGCGAACATTCAGACAAGAGTTTGAAGGTTCGTTTGAAGTATTTGAGGGTTTAGCATATTATTCATTTAGCAAAGCAAATCTTAAAAACTGTCAATATGATAGCAATAAGACAGTTCATATCGGGATGGATTTCAATGTCAATCCGATGACGGCAACATTAAGCCACATTGATAGTAATGTTATAAATCAGTTCGGAGAAGTATATCTACAAAACTCTAATACTGACAGAATGGGCGATTATTTAGATGATAAGTTTGGTGCGAAAAACTGCATTATATATCCCGATAGTTCCGGGAAGAATTCAAGTAGCAATAGCTCATTCTCAGACCTTGCTATATTAAGAAAGAAAGGTTTTACAATTAAATGTTATAAAAACAATCCGAGAGTAAAAGACCGCATCAACGCAGTGAACAGCAGAATGAAACCGATGGACGGGGAAATAAAATATTATGTTAATTCTAAGACGTGCAAGCGGACGATAGAAGACTTCAACAAGGTTGAGCGATTAATGGATGGGACAGAGAACAAAGCGCAAGAAAGGGACGGACTCGTACATATATCATCTGCACTTGGTTATATGATTAACTATTTATATCCGATAAGACATCAAAATGAGTGGGTAATTTAATGGAACAATTGAAACACGCTAAATGGCAAGAAGATATAGCAAGAAGACAAAGAGCTTTACGGAATATAGATTTTTACACCAATAATCACAAGCCGTATATCGAAAAAGAGATTAAAAGGCGCAATCCTTCAGACGTTGTAGATTCAGGCAATGAAACATCCGCTCAGTTCTTATGCAAATATATAGAGCAAGATAATCTAACCGAAGTAATAATTGACGGCAAGTCTGTATTGTTTGAAGAGGCTGCTACAATCTCAATGGAGAACGGAACAAAGAAGCAACAAGAAGCCTTTAAAGATATATCAAAATGCTTAGATTACATATTAGCACAAACAGAAATTGAAGTAAACACTAATAGAGATGTAGCCGTGATTCCTTTTGTAACAACAGTAAACGGGAAGAAGATTGTCAAATTAGAGATAATTACATCGGATATGGCTTTTGTTAAACAGAGTGACAAAGATCCTACACAAGCAGACGAATTCTATTATGAAGTAGGAACTAAGTCAAACAGTCCTAACGTGGCAGAGAAGATAACTCTTTATAATATGTGGAACAGTAAAGGGGAAAAGTACCGAGTTGAGATTAACAGTGACGGTATCGAAATTGAAAGGGAACTCATAGAGAAGACCATAAATTACGGATATATGCCTGTTGTTATGTTCCGGGATTACGTGCCTATGCAAAACTTTTGGAAAGATGCAGTAAATTACACAGTAGAAAAGAACTTCCAAATAGACTTATTGCAAACAGGTGTAAACGTGAGTCAATCGCAGAACATTCCTACTTTAGTTCTAAAGAATTATGAGGGTTCAGATGTTAAGAAGGGATGGAAATTTGTCATCGGTACTAAATCAGATGGAGCGGGCAATGAAGGAGATGCAAAATATATAAGCCCTAACGCTCCAAACGAAGAAGACCAAAAACTCATAGATATGCGCAAAGAACAGGTTGCAATATCCAATAAACTATCTCCGGCAATCATAAAGGGTGGTGAGTTTACGTCAGGTTATCACCTGTTTTTATCTAAGCAAGACTTATTAAAATATACTGAGACATTGAAGAAATACTACACAGAGCCGATAAAACAGTTGTGTAAGGTAATATGCGACACGTGGTCCGGATTAGCTAAGTACAACTTCCCTGCCAACCCTGAATTTATGATAGATTATGCAGAGATTAAGTACCCTGAAAGCCCAAAAGAAAAGGCAGAAGTACGATTACTGAAAACGCAAGAGGGAACTTGGAGTCCTGTACAGTCACTAATGGAAGACAATCCGGAACTCGAAGAAAAAGAAGCAATAGAACGGATTAAAAAGACAGCTGGATGGAATAAACTAATGCAACCGGCAAACCCATTTGAGGAAAAAGAAGATGCAGAAGGATAGATTTTATATTCCTATATCAATGAGTAAGGAAAGACACGAGCAAATCTTCGGTAAAAAATGCGATTTAGCCGAAAATAGAGATTCTGTAGTGTCCCTAAATAGCAACAACTTACAAGAGCAAAGCGAGAAAAAGAGTAAAAAATGACCGAACAAGAGAAGCAAGTATTAAGATTTGAGAAGAATCTGCAAAAGGTAGTTAAGAAGTTAGATAATAAGCTCCGGGAACTACTCGCAGGATTCGACACAAAAGAGGGTGTGCTTACAAGTACCAATTCCTCAAAGGCTTTGCTTCTTAAAAAAGAACTCACACAGGCTTTAAAAGATACAGGATATTACGATTTAGTCAAAGACACATTGAAAGAAAGTAGTGTAATGGCAGATATTAGGATAAAAGAGTTAAAAGATGTTATTGGTAAAAGGTTCTCTGAAATAGACAAAACAGTCATCAATAATCTTAATAAAATGAATTACGGTGAAATGATCAACATCTCCGAAATGTCGATAAACTCTATCCAAAATAAAACGATGCAGTCGGTTATATTAGGTACAAGCAAATCTGTGTTAGTCAAAGAATTATCCGGAGAACTGGATAAATTACAAAACTATGCAGAGACTTACATCACTACATCGAAGCGGATCTATTCACAAACCGTTGAAGATGAAATAGCCGAGCAGGTTGGATTCGGTGAGGATAAAGATGATATATGGGAATATGTAGGAGCACCATTACAAGATAACTCTCATAAGGAGTGTATTTGGGGAGTACCAAAAAGATACTTCACAAACGATGAGAAGATAGATTTTGAACAAGGTCATTATGCGGATGGGAGTTTTGACCCTATGAGGTGGAATTGCCAGCATAATTTCCAAATAAGTGACAAAACATATGAACAGGCGTTCGGAAAATAGTAAAAGGAGAATGTAATGGATATTACAAAGTTAGTTGCCAAGATACAGGCAGAAGTAAGCGAAGAGGACTTCGCAAAGATTAAATCTACTCTCAAGAATATAGAGGGTGGAGTGAGTGATTTGATAGAAGATGTGAAAACAGCGAACAGTGAAAGCAAAAAACGCAAAATCAAAATCAGAGAGTTGGAGGAAACTATCGATAATTCCGGATTAGACAAAGAGTCTTATGATAAGAAACTCAAGGCTAAGGATGAAGAGATTTCCAAACTTAAAGAAGTTGAAACAAAGTACACTGAATATCAAACCACAATCGACAAGACAACCAAAGATGAATGGTCAAAGGTTGCCAAAGTGTTTGAAGCAGATGAGAGCGATGCAAACTTTGAGCGCATAAGTAAACTGAAAGGCAATTACAAATTTGGTGAAGATTTAGAGATGGCAGATATACGTGAGAATTTGAAGACGTATAAACTGCAAGAGTCCGCCGGAGGATTCAAAGATATTGAAGTTAATGTTGATGATGACGACCCGGCAAAAAAGACAGTAAAACCGAAAGTAGATGACCCTTTGGCTGCTTTCGATAATTAAAAGGAGCTTATAATGGCTGATGCAACATTACGCAAACTTGTAACAAATCTAAGCGTTACAACCCAAGCAAGCGTTGCTGATTTGGTTAAGAAGTCAGGTATACTTCAAAATGCACTTGTAATTCCATCCTCACACGGGAAGTTTCACAAGTATAAGAAAGTATCTGCTTTACCAACAGCATCATTTAGAAATATTGGCGGTTCATATACCGACCAAACAGTAAACGACGAAATTCACCAACTCGACCTCAAAATGTGTGGACTTATTCAATCTGAGGACAAAGCAATTTGTGACGAGATAGGAGTAAGAAAATACTTTGAGGACAATCGTCCTGCAATCATGGCAAGTATGGGACAAAAAATGTCAACCGGTATTGTGTACGGCACAAATGCAACTTATGGAGATGCAAGTTCTTTCTTGGGCTGGCACGAAATAGCACAAGCAAATGGTTCGGGTTACTACGCTACAGCAGGTGGAACAACTAACACAACCACAATCTTTATTGTAAAATTTGAGGGTGGTGTAAATGGTAATGGGGTTGTATTCAACTCTAAAACAATGAACGGCGGAAACTTGATTAGTACACAAGTATTAAACAATGCAAAGCCCGTTTTAGAATACACAGGCAGCGGAACAAAGAAACCTGTTTACCAAGTATTATACGAAACAGATTTAGCATATCTTAGTTCTTCAGTATTTAGTATTTATGCACTTTATGGAGTTGACGCAGGTAGTAATGTACCTACAGATGCAGAACTTAAACTCGGTATTGATGCAATTAAAGCATCCCCTGCTGATTCTATGATTTTCACAAGCAGAATGGGCAAGCGAGGAATTGAAACTTTAAACATATCAGATATTCAGACAACACCTGAAACTGATGATTATAACAATTTAGTTGAGCGTTACAACGGAATCAAGATTGTAGTTGATGAGAATATTCTTGAAACCGAAGCGACAACTAACTTACCTTATTAAGGAGGCTATGATGGCAGATTTAAAAGGTAAAAATTATATCGGGTTGCTTAGTGAAGACCAAGTATTACCTGATAACAGTACAGCAGATTCCACTAATATGGTAGAGGTGCAAACACCTACAAACGGCGATTTGTGGGTAAAAGTAGTATTTGAAGATGAGATAGTTCTTGCAGACACTAAGACGTTTACTATCGATATTCAAACTTGGTCAGCAGATGTGGCAGCTTCCGCAGTTGCTCCGATTAATTCAGGTGGAGCGGTTATTCCTACGGGAACTTCTACAGTGCGACCTTTCAGCTTATTGTCAGCACACGCAACTACTTGTGTAATTGCAGCGGGAACAGAAATTGACTTTGCAGTTCCTGAAGATCAGATGGCATCTTTCGCAACTCCTCACAAATTTATCCAGTTAGTTTATACTACAACAGATGATTTGTCAGGTAACACAGCAACTGCTTTTGTTTATACAAAAGTGTAGAACTAACGGGGCAGGTTTCGGCTTGCCCCACATTTAAGAGGTAATTATGGGAACTTGGAGCACAACAACAATTGCAACAACAACGGACATTGCTAAATTTGAAGCCGAGATATTGAATTTAACGAGTGCAGGAGATACTACATATTTGATGGAGGATGTGAGTATAGCTGTAGATTCTCCGGTATGTGTGAGCATAGATGTATCTGATGGTAAGGGAACACTTGAAATAATAGGGGAAACAACAAGCGAAGTGACCCTTGACGGTGGGATTGAGTTTGTATTGCAAGATTCAGCGGATGGTTCTGTATTTGCGGATATGTACGACGGTAATGTTCATTATTCAAAAGAGGGTGCTGTTTCTGTTGACTCCGGTACTGAATTGTTTAGATTTGTTATTCCTACAGATAGCGAGGATTATTTCAAATTTGACTGTACAGGCAGTGCATTGTCTTCCGGTACTGTTTCGGTTTATGCTGTTTCTAAATGGTCAGGCAAGTACGATGTTGCAAAGGATCTTCTGAAAACAAAAATTGAACTTAGATTACTGCAAGATGGATACGGAAAATATGTTAATTATAGTGAAGGGGAAATACCAATAAACCTTATAACCAACCCTGATGTGTTCAAATATACACTGTGTTTCTTTTGGCTGTCATTAGATTATGATGATTTGAGCAATGGCAATGATGACTCAGTTTACGGACAAAAAGCAATAATGTACAGAGAACGTGCAGAAATAGAATTTAACAGAGAGTATTCATTGAAAAATTTAGACATTGACCAAGACGGAGATGCAGACGAACACGATGTTAGAAGCACTCCTACAATAACAGTGAGTATGTAATGACAAAAGTATTAGGTGCTAAAGAGTTGCAAAAGACTTTTGATAAGATATCAAAAGAGATTAAACAGTCTGAGAAAAAGACTCTATTAAAAATCTTAGCACATATTCGCAGAAACATCCAAAGACGTACAAAGGTAGGTAGAGATGCAGACAACAGTCCATTTAAAGGATATACTACCGGATATAAAAAAGTAAGAGCAAAAGCAGGGAAAAAAATCTCAAGACCAAATTTGATTTGGACGGGTCGGATGCTTCTTGCTATTAAATTAAAATTAATTAAGCACGGAGGGAAGTTGTATTTCCCCGATACTGCTGAAAATGATAAAGCTGTTGGTAATGATAATAAAAGAGAATTTTTTGCACTCAGCAAAAAAGATGAAGAGTACATAATGGATAAGCTCGGTGAACCGATAGCAAAGGCAATGAGATGACAGATAAGCAGATTATTGTATTAAGAAAAGTAATAGCGTTATTAAAAGCAGACTCTACATTTAAATTTGTGGGTTGGTTTCCAGATGATTTGAATAAGGGCGGACAAAACTATCCTTACCTACTCATAAGAGACGGGAACGAGGATGTAACCACAAGTTCAGGGAGTAGAACAGACACTCTTATGATTATTGAAGTATGGCTATATACTAATATTAATGTGAACCGAATAGACGCTGTTTTAACGATTCAGAATAAAATTTCTACTATACTATTAAAAAACCAGAGCTTATACAATACGTGTGTACAAATAGAACCTGTATTTATAGATAAAGGTGGGGATTCAGAAGATATAGACTTAAGAGCACCGGGATATTATTATCCTGTAACTGTGAGGCGTTTAGATTTCACAGTGCAAATATACGATGAGAGGTAAAGATGAAGATTAAATTGAAGCAAGGTGTAAAACCTTTTAGGATTGTTTTCGGTGATAAAGAATGGAAAATACCGAAGATTGACAAGATACCAAAAGAATTATATGCACAAATAAAAAACAAGGTTTCGGAAGTGAAGCCAAAGGAGACACAAGATGCCCAGATACGGAAATGATTATCTTGTATTGTTAGGAAAAGAAACAAGCTACGGAACGGAACAAACTACTTACACATCTACACTTCCCGACAAAATCGAGATTAAGGAAAGCACTGCACAAATCGCAGTAAACCAAAAAACGGGTTCATTAGAGCCACAGAAAAACGAGATACAAGCAGGTTACAAGATGGTATCTGTAACGCTTTCAGGTGAGTTAGGGATTGATTCAGGAATAACCGCACACGGTATTTTATTTGCCGGGTTCTTCTCAGATGACACCGAGCCTTTTACGGTTCAAGCAATTGGTTCTACATTGCAATCATATACAATGTATCAATATTTTTCTGATGGGAACTATAACCACGTTGTCGGTTGTGTAATGGAGTCTTTAAATGTAACAGGTGCAAGCGGTGAGACTATTAAATATTCAGCTACATTTAGAGGAAAATTATTGACTCGTGAAGATTCAGGTACACCACCATCAACACCAACACAACCCGAGATTCAACCCTTATTGTTTTGCTCAACTGTATTCAGTAAAATTGCAGGTGCAACGAATATCACAAAAGCAAATTCATTTAACTTAACAATGAATAATACTTTTGCGGATGACAAGTCAATCTATCAAAATTCTTGCACTAAGTCCGCAGAATACAAGACAGGATTCAACGGCACTTATACGATAGAATGGAATTATGATGCGACCAACGATTCAGATGTTTATGACAATATCCTTTCGACTACTTTAATTGAAGATAATGTAGATTTGTTTCAAGGTGCTGCTTATTTTGAAATAGATACTTTTGGAAAGATTACAGATTATACGTTGGCAGATCCAGACAAAGGCATTTTTGTAAGCTCTTACACTAAGCAATTAATGGGCGATTCTTCAAACTCAGCAGTAGAAATTGATTATAATGCGAGTTAAATATGAGTAAGATAATACA